TGCCAACAATTGGTTCATTCAAAAATTCCAAATTTTTGCGTAATTCCTTTAATGTTTGAATACTTAAACTGTCAATTTGATGTTCAGTTAAACCGGTAATAACTGATAACATTTTTGTTTCTTTGTCCAATTCTGTCCAATCCTTTTCGGTGTTGGTTAAAATAGGCATCAATTGTTGGTACTGCCAAAGGGTTAAATTATTCCATTTCATAGCACGAAGTTAGTAAAAGATTATCAATATCGTCGTCACTTTCGCACATTTCGTCAATCTTATTTAAGACGTCTGCGCAGCTAAACGGCTGACCTGTTTTGCATTGTTGTTCAACCCATTCGCGAAGTTCAATTAATTCCTTCATATTATATAAATTTATTTAGTCCGTTAGCGCTTGACATTATTGCTTCAGCGCGTTGCGTTAAGCTTTCAATTTGGTTCTTTATTTCTTCTTTGTCATTGCTGCAATAGTAACCGTTTGACGTTGCTATTAATGGCAATATCCCTTCTGCCCTTATAAAGTTAACTATTTTTCGCAACCTGACTTCAGAAAAGTTTGACTTTAAACCCAATGTTTCACGTTTGCCATTGATTGACTGTACAATTTCAGGCGCTTTAATTGGATTGTCTTTTGTCTTGGTGCTAAAACCTTTTATCAGAATTGGCACTAACTTCTTTTCTTCGTCGGTCATTTCCCTTGTAAGGTATTCAAAATTTGTTATCATAAAGTATTATTGGTTAATATCTGACAATGCTAATATACGCATTTTTAATTGTTTAACTTCCAATTCTTTAATTCCTAAACTTATTTCAAGTTGTTTAATCTTTTCAATTAAACCTTCAATTTCCAATTCCATTAAAGTCGTTTGTTTTAGTTCGTAGTAATTAGGCATATTAAATGTTTTCAATTAAAGCGGTTAACAATAAAGCGCCGGCAACAATAGCAAAGAACCAACCCATACCCAATGATTCTTGGGCGTATTTCTTTTGACGGGCAGCTAATAATTCCAAATGTTTTTCCTGTGGTGTTTTTAATTTGTTTGGCATAGTTGTAAGTTTTAAAATTGTGCGTTGGTCAGCCGCACCCCTGACTTCGGGGGTTAGTAATTATTTTGAACAAAATCTAAAAGATTAATATAATATTCAGTTTTTTCTTTTACAAATATTTCACTTTCACCACTTGTAAAAGTTCCGCCCATAGGACTTATTTTAATTGTTACGTATTCAGATACATTGTAAAGTTGTGTAAATAAACAACCGTTGTGTACTACTTCTGTTGTTGTAATTTGATAAGTTTTCATAATGTTGGTTTTTGTTTGTTTGATAAATCAAAGATATATTAACTTATATACACCTTCCAAACATATTGCCAACTATTTTTCAACTTTGTGATGAACGGTAAATAATAAGGATAAACGGTTTATCAATCATATATGAGCCGATTATGAATCATTTACGCCTCAAAGTTGCCTAATAAAGCAACTTTTGTGATTGATTAAGCAAAGGCGTAACGCCCTGAACCGCGCTTGACATTATGATTTTGCCAAGCCAAAGCCAATGCAACAACGCAATCGTCGTGAAATCCGGACGGCGCTGAATACCTTACACCGTTTGCGGTAAACTGATATTCAAACACGTCTAATTCGTCCACAATAACCCCTTCAGGAAATCCGATTTTAGCCTGTTGAATGGCTGAAGCTAAACCTTCCATTAATTGTTGTTTGCTTTGACTTGTAAACTTTAAACCTTCAATGTTTACACCTTCACGAATTAAGTCTTCAAGAATAGGGTCACCAACACCCGTTGAATCCACGATTATAGGCGCAGGCGGCAATCTTTTTATGGTTTCCTTAGTGTTATGCCAATCCAATTGGAAGCGGTCAAAATAAGCCACGTTGCCTTCTTTGTCCAACCCAATGATAACAGTAAAGTCAACAGACTTCGCAAGGTCAATCCCGTAACAAACAATTGTCTGTGCTGATAATGGTTTTATGCAACGTCTTATAAATGCGTTCCCAAAAGGGTTGGCGCTATTTTCTGCGGGGTCTGCTAAATATTCCTGATTAAATACGACTTCAGGTAATTGTATTCGGGCGTCGTCAATTTCACGGGGGTTTATGTGCGGGTTGTCGTAGGTGCTAAATTTAAAGCTTTGCCAATCGTTTTCGCCCTGCTTCATAAATAGGGAATAAAAGAAGTTTTTGCCACGTGGCGTTGAAAGGAAAACCGCACGTCCTTCGTAATCGGTCAGCGTTGGGCGTATGCTATTTGACCAACCGTCTTCAAGGTCTGAAATAAAAGCAGCTTCGTCAATAATAACCAAATGGAATTTGCGACCGCGCAAGTTGTCTAATCGTTCACCTGTAAAGAATTCAATTGAACCTTCGTTGGGACAGTAAATTTTAAGCTTTGATATATTGTTTTTAAATGGCAATGTCTTTGTCAGGCGTTCAAAGAATACCTGTGCCAATCCGTATGTCGGTGTGACGTATGCAACTGACCCGCCTTTTAAAGCTTCTGTGATTCCAAGTATCTGTGAAAGTTCTGACTTACCAAAACGACGTCCGCACATAACGACAATAAAGCGTTTATTGGAATCCAATATTTGCCTTTGGTTAATATGTGGTGTTGGAAGTTCTATGCGCATAATGTAAAGATATGCACTTTGTAATCTATTTACAAAATGGTTTTGCCGTCAACAAATACGACTTCAATTCGTGAATCCTGTTGAACGTCAACCTGTTCTTTTGGTTTACCATAAACACGGGACAATAAGGTGTCCATTGAATAAAGACTTCCGTTATTCATTGACTTAGTGATTGCCTTTGCAACAGTCATTTCAAGTACAGTTGCTTCCGGGTTCTTTGTCACCGCTTCCAATTCTTTTGGGGTCATTGACATTAACGCCTGTATTGAATCGTTTATTTCGTTTAATTTGTAGCCTTGTTCTTTTAACAAACTAACGTATTTTCTTGGTCGCCCTTCTAAGTTGCGTCTTGAATCTTCGCCTGCCTTAAATGGTTTTAAACCTGATATATTTTTTGCCATAATTACACAGTTTGAACACAGTTTAACGTCCCTGACCTTTGTAAGCTTTTGGTCTTGGACTGTGTTTGTTGAAACTCTTTTTAGCGTGTCCGCGCTTTCTTTTTCCAAATGATACTTTGCGACTGTCTTGTTTAACCTTTGCCATTTAATAAGTTATTATGAATTTCCTTTAAATTTTTATAATGTGTCTTTGTGTCGCCCATAACAACGTGACAATATCTGCATAATGCCTGTAAATTGTCAATCGTATCTTCTTTTTTAGTTCCCCCCATTCCCCGTGCGTCTATGTGGTGTATGTCAACTGCTCTTTGTCCGCATACTTCGCAGGGAATAAAATCTTCTAAACCGTAGCCAAAGTATTCAAGATAAATTTTAGTATGTTTCTTCATCTATTTGTTTAAGCTTCTTTTGCGCCCATTCAACACCTTCGTTGCCACCCCAAGCCAACCACATTAAAGCGCCACAATCTGTTTTTGGGTCACCCTTTGAATTTTCCCTATGCCTTTCAAAAGACGACATTCTTGCTATTGTGTCCCTTGTAATATTATCGCCCTTTGCTAATTGGTTTGCACGCGCCCAACCAACAGGCGTTCCGCAATTACGTTTGTATTGGTTTCGTATGTTTATTGCTCTTTGTGCGTTTACCCTTGCTGCCTGTGGATAGTCGTTATAACTGTCAACCATTGAAACACGTATTGCCGCCCATACGCTTTGCGCTTTTTCTTCTGTTTGGTATATACAAGAACCGTTGCCAATTCTATATTTCCCGTTTGAACATTTAATTACCGGCATTGCTAATTAGTTTATTGTAAATAGCGAATCGGTGTTTATTTACTTCGTGTAAATTGAAGTTCTTATTGCAATAGTCGTACAAAGCGTTTCCGTAGCTTTTACGGGCGTCAGGGTCTTTGGTTAATAGTTTTATCCAATAATACCAATCCTTTTGGCTATTGACGTGGCAGGCGGGATAAAATCCTTTGTACGGGTGTACGTTACTGACAATGGCGGGGTTTTTCTTTGCTGCGGTTTCAAGTACCTTTAAATTAGACTTCATTGAATTAAACTTTGAATCAATTAATGGTATTAATGAAATATCTGAATCCGCATAGGCTGCCATATATTCGGTAACCTGATTAAAATTGTAAATTGTTGGGTTTAGTTTCAATCCGTTTGTAAATGCGCAAATCATTCCGTCCCAAATTGGCTTTTCACCTTCATTGAATCCGGCAATAACTGTACGTACAGGAAAATTAATACGCTTCATTGGGTTACGTAATATTTCCAAGTCTTTGCCGTGCGTTCCCGAACCTGACCAAAATAAACGAACAAGGTCAGAATCTTTTTTAAAATCCTTAAACTGTTCTTCGCCGTATGGAATAGCATTTGGCACAATTTCAATATTTGTATTATATGGCTTTACTTCTTCAGCTAATCGTTCGTGTGTAACTGTGCAAAGGTCGGCAATACGAATCCAATCTATAATTTGCTGACTAATATTATTTAAAACATAACGTTCGTGCAATATGTGCGAAGGGTCTAAATACCAATAATCGTCGTTGTCAACAACTAATTTAAAACCGTACTTTGTGCGCCAAGCGTCCATTTGTTTGGGTGTTATGTTAGCCAACATTCTATTCATAACGACAATATCGTAATTGCCTTCAAATGTTTCTTCGCTTAATGTATCGGTCATTAAACAATAATCTTTTTGCATATTGACTATTGGCATAATGATTCTGTGATAGCCAACGCCGCTATTGCTGCTTGTTATAGCTAATATTCTCATAAACTTATATAGTAATTTTTTGTACCTGATTGATAATCAGCAACATTCTGCGTATGTAATTGCCAAGTCTTTTGAACTAAATCTGCTTTATTATAACCGTAAGCTTCCAAACCGTTTTGGTGAAAATGTTTACATTGTACAGAATTAATATATTTAGTATGGAATCCCGAAACCCGAACACGTGTACAATAATCAAGGTCAATTGCACCGTAAGGGTCTAATTCTTGATTAAATGCGCCAACTTTTAATATTACTTCTTTTCTTACTGTGAAATTGGCAATTATATCTGAAGAATCGGTGTGACTTCCTTCTAATGGAATTGAGCAAATACCAATTGTTTTATCTTGCATAAAATCATTTCTAATTTGCAACCAATTGTCAGGTTCTATAATATCATTACCCATTATAGTAACATAGTCAATATAGTCATAGTTAAAATGCCTTAACCCTTTGTTAATTGCATACGCTATCCCTGTTTCATCTACAATGCTTATAAAGTCTATATGCTTACCTGCATTTTTAATGTTATCAAACAAATTATTGATGTTTCTATTTTGATAGTTTAAATAAATTATTGCGTTCATCTTGTTATATTTTAGCTATGAATTAGATAATCAATCAAGATTATTATAGTCATAGGTTTTGTTTTGTGGTTTATCAATAATTAAACTATATCCATTTTCTTTCATTATTTCATTTATTTTATTCCACCCTATTGTTAGCTTATGTGTACCAATGTACCCTTCCCAATTATTACCATTATCTGTCAATGGTGCTTCAAAATGAATGTATTTAACCCCTTTGCAATATTTAGCTAACTGTTCAAAATGGTCATTGCTTAAATGTTCAATAAAATGTGTTGCTACAATAAAATCGGCTTTTATTGTTCTTTTATCTGTAAACCAATCAAATTTTGTAGGCATAATATAATTAACTTCTTTGCATTTAGTTAAACGGATTGCAGCTTCGCAAATTTCTATACCATACCAAGCTGATATATTAAAGTCTTGCATTGCTTGTTTAGCTAAATCACCTTTCCAAATACCGAACTCTAATACTATTGGTTTATCACATAGCAATAACGCTTCCTTTACATTATCATAGTTGTAATGTTTTTGCTCAGGATAACGAGCTTCTATTTCATTATGATAAGCTTTTTGCTCATCAGTTGTCATTGTGTCGTAGCGTTCGCGCCACTTGTCAAATTCGTTCATTGTTTTTTTATATTTGGTGAAAGATATTTTGCAGGCACGCCCGCGTATTTAGTAAATTCTTTTGAAGTACCTTTAAAAAAAGCACTTGCGCCAATCATACAACCCTGTTCAATAATACTGAACTGATGCAATACTGCATTCATTCCTAAGTTTGAATATTGTTTTACAATACAATGTCCCCCAATTTTAACGCCGGCACATATTGTTACATTGTTCATTATATGGCAATCGTGAGCAATATACGCGTGTTTCATAATAAAACAACCGTCTTCAATAATGGTTGGCATTTCAGTTCCGGCGTCAATTGTAACCAATCCGGTAACAATGTTATTGTTGCCAATTATAACTTGACCCCTTTTTATTTGTCCTTTCTGTATGATTTTTAAAGTTCCGTAATCTTTTGTTTGTTCTTCATATTCCCAAAACTTTTTATGTTCTGCGGGGTCGCCAATAATACAAAAAGCGCCAATGTAGTTGTTGTCGCCTAAAATAACGTTGTCGCCAATTATGGCGGTTGGGTGTATAAAATTAGCCATTTGCTTTTGGTTTACGTCCGCGTTTCTTTATTTCTTTTTCAATTGCATTTACAACTGTTTCAAATTGTTCACGTATTGGTTTAGGTTCAACTTGTTTAGGTTGTGCCACATACCAATTGTATAAACGCATAATCATATCAAACTTACAAGCGCCGCACCAAACAGACAATAAAAAATTAGGGTCTAAATATAAACGGTAAATGTGTTCGTACATTTGAAGTTCGGGTAAATCCAAATTTCTAATATAACCGTTCTGTGCGCTTTCGTAATTGTTAATATTAGCGTCTAAAAAGTCGCGGTGTTCTTGTTTTATTTCCATAAATTCCATATTAATTTTGAAACAACAGGTGCTAAAAATCCGGCAATAAATATGCACGAAGTAATATTTTGTATCAATTCAGGTGCGAAATAGTGTATTGGTGCAAGCCACGCAGCCAAGCAACTTCCGCAATTAAATGGCTTGAAATTCGCCTTCCATTTATAGGGAAGGTTATGTATATCGTTAATAAATAGTGATGCACAGACTGCGGTTAAAATTGATAAAATCATTTGCGTATGTTTTGTTTCATTTGTTTTTTGGTTTTATTTATAGTTCTAACAATTGACATATATGGAATGCCTGTTTTTCTGCTTAGTTCTTTTGCATTCTTTTTAAAATCAATTGCATATAGTTTTAA